GGTCATCTGAAAGGCTCGAATAAAAACTAGCGTCGGTTATTGAGAACTGTTGACAAGTTGACAACTATATATAGTGGTAGTGTTGACAAACGTAAAATGCTCTTAAGTATTTCAGATTTCGCTAAGGTCAAAGGCCTTTCAAGGCAGCGGGTTTCAAAGGCTGTTAAGGATGGGAAGTTAGAGGGCGCAATTGTCAACAGTGGCAAGAAAAAATTAATTGATAAAGACTTAGGGCTGGAATTATGGGAAAGCACAACTTCAATTGTGCATAAGCCTGTTATTACTACGCAGTCGAAAAAGGAACTGAAGAAACAGATTGATGCTTTGCCTGATGATGCAATACCTGATTTTAATACGAGTAGAGCAAGAAAAGAACATTGGCAGGCGTCCTTGGCTCAGTTGCAAGTACAACAGCAAAAGAAAGATTTAATTCCTGTTACTCAGATTAAAAAAAGTAGTTTTGAAATGGGTAGAGCTATTAGGGAAAGCTTGGCAAATTTGGCGGATCGTCTAGCAAGTCAGGTAGCAGGAGAAACAGACCCGCAGGTAATACATAAGTTATTAACGCAAGAACATAGGGCGGCTCTTGAACAGTTGGTTGAATCATGAACGCTTGGGAAGAAGGATTTTTAAAAGGGCTAAAACCACAGGAACCCTTAACTGTTGATGAATGGAGCGATAAATATAGAGTGCTTTCAAGTCGTGGAAGTAGTGAGCCGGGGAAATTTAGAACTGATAGAACGCCATATTTAAGGGAGCCAATGCAAGAGCTTTCAACTGATAGCCCTATCCAAAGGGTTGTGTTGATGTTTGCTGCTCAAGTTGGGAAGACGGAGACTATGAATAATTGGATTGGTTATTGCATAGATTATTCACCCGGTCCCATGTTGATGTGTCAACCAACTTTGCAAATGGCGCAGAGGTTGAGTAAGCAAAGACTAGAGGGGATGCTGCAAGAGACTCCTTGCTTAGCTGAGAAGATCCCACCGCCCAGAAGTCGTGATAGTGGAAATAGTCAACTAGCAAAGATATTTCCGGGGGGCGTTTTAGTTATTACGGGTGCAAATAGTGCGGCTTCTTTACGCTCAATGCCAGCAAAATATTTGGGGCTTGATGAAATTTCCGCGTATCCGGGGGATGTGGACGGGGAAGGAGACCCAGTTGCTTTGGCTGAAAAAAGAGCTTCTACCTTCACAAGAAGAAAGATATTACTTACATCAACGCCGACCATAAAAGACACATGCAGAATTGAGGCCGAATATGAAGCCAGTGACCAACGTAAATACTATGTCCCTTGTCCTCTTTGTGGTTTTCAGCAGGTCTTGATGTTTGAGCAACTTAAATTTGATTCAAAGAAATTAGACAAGGTTGAATATGAATGTATTTCTTGTAAAGAGCGTTTTGATGAAACGGCAAAAACAACGATGCTTAGAAAAGGAGAATGGAGGGCAACCAAGCCAGAAAACAAAGGGAAAACGGCGGGGTTTTGGCTTAATGGATTAAATAGCCCTTTAGGTTGGTTGTCTTGGTATGAGATAGCAGATGAATTTCTAAGGGCTAAAAGTGATCCTTCTTTATTACGTGCTTTCACTAATAGTCGTTTAGCAGAGACATTTTCCTACGAATACCAAGCGAAGTTAAACGCTGAGGCTTTGATGGAGACAAGGGAGGATTATTTGCCGGGTACGATTCCTGAACCTGTTGTTTGTCTATGTCTTGGGGTTGACGTGCAAGGCGGCTTGGGTTCGGCTTCTCAGAGATTAGAGGTGAGTTGTTGGGGGTTTGCGGCTGACCCATCGGGACTTGCTGAACAGATGTATCTTATTGACCACAATGTTATTGCAGGCGACCCAAATCAGAGCGAAGTCTGGAGAGCTTTAGACGTTTTGTTAGATGCTGATTATGAACACCCAAGCGGAGGGAAGCTAAAGATTAGCGCTTGTGCTGTGGACTCTGGAGGACTTGCAACGCAGTCTGTTTATGATTACTGCATGAGGCGTAGAGGAAAGGGGGTAATTGCAATTAAGGGTAGTAGTAGATCAGGGGGACCGATAATTGGCAAAGGGTCAAGAGTCGATATTAATTACAGCGGGAAGATAAGAAAGAAAAGCGGGATTGTTTATTTATTGAATACAGAAGACATAAAAGACAGAATCTTTAGTAAGATAAAGGGAGAAGGAAAAATTCATTTCCACGCAGAGACAACAGAAGAATATTTTAATGAACTGACGGGAGAATATCGAACACAGAAAACGAATAGCAAAGGATACCCCGTAAGTACATATGAAAAGAAACCAAATCAAGCGGTAGAAAAACTTGATTGCTGTGTATATGCCTATTCTGCGTATTCTTTGCTCTTAAAAACGACTATTAAAGGTAAATTCTTTGAAACTTACGCTAATAAACTCTTAAATCCCACTAATCCAACTACCAAAAACACGCTAAAATCAAGAAATAGGCCTACGCAGTCGTATGTCAACCAATGGTGATTTCTAATGATTCCTAGCATTTTTAGGGCGGGTGATACCGTTCGTTGGCGTATCCCTGCGGGGGTTAATTGGCTCAATGAATCGGTTACTAATGCTGATTACACATGCACAGCGTATTTAAGATTTAACGCTTCTGGAGAAGCAAAGGCAATTGTTGGAACGGATTATACGGACGGATGGGAATTTGTTATCCCGCAGGCTTCTAGTTCCACTATGGATGCTGGAACGTGGTTTTATCAAATCCGTGCGGTTAAGTCAGGTGATGAAGTAACCCTTTATGAAGGGCAAGTAGAAGTCAAAGCACAACTTACATATACAGGGACACCCGGCGCATTTGATGGCAGGACACAAGCACAAATAGATTTAGATAATGTTACCGCTGCAATACGTTCAATTATTAGTGATAAGGCTAAAGAGTATTCAATAGGTGGGCGTACCTTTAAGCGTTTAGATCTACCAGAATTAAGAGCTAGGGAAAGTCAATTAAAAGCAGAAGTTGTAAGAGAAAGAAAAGCAAACATGATTGCTAACGGTTTAGGTAATCCTCATTCACTTTTTGTTAGGTTTTAAATCATGGGACTTATTAACGCTTGGAAAGGTCTTTGGTCATCAGGTGATGGCTTTGTCAAAAACCCTTCTGTAATTAAAAGACCATTTAGGCGAGGTTATGACGCAGCAACGCCAAGCCGTCTTACTTCTAATTGGTCTACTACTAATGCTTCTGCTGATGCTGCATTAAAGGGAGCTTTAAAACCCTTACGTTATAAGTCAAGGGATCTAATACAAAATAATCCTTGGGCTAGGCAAGTTGTACGTGCGGTTGAGTCAAACGTTATTGGTCCTAATGGGATCAAGATGCAAGCCAACGTTAAGCAGCAAAGAGGTAAAAAGTTAGATCCAAAGATCAATGAACAGATTGAAATGGCTTGGCGTGAATGGTGCCGTTATGACTCATGCCATACAGGGGGAAAACTTTGCTTTAACGATATTGAAAAATTAATTGTTCGATCTTTAGTTACTGATGGTGAGGTTTTTGTTCGTTTTGTTCGTAAACCTTTTGGACGTTCTCAGATTCCTTTTGCTTTAGAAGTTTTAGAAAGCGAGCAATTAGATGACGACTTTACAGGTAGAAGTTCAAGAAAGAAAAATACTTGGAGGATGGGAATTGAACAGAGTGAGTTTGGGCGTGCAATTCAATACGCATTTTTAAAGAAACATCCGGGTGATACTGCTTTTGGAACTCCTGTAGGTCAGCGGGAACACATGATGATCCCGGCTAAAGATATATGCCATATTTTTTTAAGTAATAGACCTAATCAATCAAGGGGCGAACCATGGTTAGCGTCTTCTATTTTGGCGTTACATCATTTGAGTGGTTTTCAAGAGGCAAGCGTAATTAGGGCAAGGGCGGCTAGTTCGTTGATGGGATTTATTAGTTCTCCTGAAGGTGAATTAGACCAAGGCGGTGAAGTTTATGACGGTGAAAGAGTCTCACAGTTCGAACCTGGAAAATTTTCTTATTTGCAACCGGGGGAAACAATTTCTGTTCCAGATTTCGACTCACCTAATAGCGAGTTTCCAGAATTTATGCGCTCAATGTTACGTAGTGTTGCGGCTGGTTGTGGAGTTAGTTTTGAATCTGTTTCTAGGGACTTTTCACAAACAAACTATTCTTCTTCAAGACTTAGCCTTTTAGAAGATCGGAATCACTACAGGTCTATTCAAAATTACCTAATAGAAAACTTCCATAGCCGTATCTTTGACGCATGGCTAGAAATGGCCGTTTTAAGCGGGGCTTTGTCTTTGCCTAATTTTGACACTGAACCGAGAAGATATAGGCGGGTGAGATGGATACCTAGAGGGTGGGCGTGGATAGATCCCCAAAAAGAGATAAATGCAGCTAAGGAAGCTGTAAAAGCAGGATTTAAAACACAGGCCCAGGTTATTGCGGAACAAGGGGGAGACTTAGAGGAACTATTGCCCGCAAGAAAAGCCGAGGTTGAGGCGGCTAGTCAGTTAGACCTCGTATTTGATACCGATATGTCTACGTATCAAAAAGACAGTAAGATAAGCACAAATAGTAACCAAACTGATGACAAAGAAGAAACAGCGTGATTTAGAGGGGCAGATTCAACACCGTTCAGAAGCGGTTGATTTTAAAATTGATAAAGATAAAAGAACTTTGACTTTTCCGTATGGATCTGAGGAGCCAGTAAATCGGGGCTATCTAGGTTATGAAGTGTTGGATTTTAGCGAGGATTCAGTAGACCAAAGTAGGTTAATGTCTTCAGCACCCTTGCTTTATAACCATAATTCTGATGATGTTTTAGGAGTAGTTGAAAAATCTTGGATAAAAGATAAGAGAGGATTTGTCACAGTTAGACTAGGTAAGCATGAAAGAGGTGAAGAAGTCTTAGGCCTAATTAATGATGGGATATTGAAGAATGTCAGCGTGGGTTATAGCGTGACTAAAACACAGGAAGAAGAAAGAAAAGAGGAGCCTGATAAGAACTACTACCGAGTTATTGGCTTCCAGCCAGCGGAGGTAAGTATCGTAACTGTGCCTGCTGACTATTCGCAATCTGGGATAGGAAGATCTAAGGAATTAAAAGAGGAGAATAATAAGGTTAATATGTCTACGGAGCAAGATTCAGTTAATATGCAAGAACAGCGTGAAAGCGCCGTTGCGTCTTCTGATGCACCACTAACCAAAAACCCTCAAAGTAAAACTGAGATGACTAGCACCCCTGACCTTGAAGTGGTGCGTTCTGAAGCTTCCAAAAAAGCGGCTTCTGATGAGCGCAACCGCATAAGAGAAATTACTGGTTTATGTAATTCGCATCAACTAGGAGAAGAATTAAAAGATAGCCTTATTTCAAAAGGCACCTCACTTGAAGAAGCTAGAGCAATTGCTTTAGATAAGATTCAAGCAAAGCCTGTTGAGACTGTCTCTCCTGTAGAGATGGATGCAAAGACAGAGGAGCGTTACAGCATTGCCGCTGGTATTAAGGCAGTTCTTACAGGTGATTGGTCATCTCGTGAAGCTGGTTTAGTTCGTGAGCTTTCAGACGAAGTTGAGCGTTCAGGTATTAAAAGATCTGCTGACCGTAGTTTCTTAATTCCTTATTCTGCACTAACTCAAAGGGCAACTTATGTAACCTCTGGAGCAACAACTGGAGGCAACCTTGTAGCGACTGACCTTTTAGCAGATCAGTTTATTGAGGCCTTAAGAGCTAACACAATTACAGGCGCTTTAGGTATTCGCACACTTCCCGGCTTAGTTGGTGATGTTGCAATTCCTCGCCGTAGTGCAGTTTCAACTGGCTATTGGTTGGCAAACGAGACAACAGCAATCACTCAATCAGAGTCAACCTTTGACCAAGTGACTTTGGCACCTAAGAACTACGCTGCTTTAAGTAAGTTCTCTCGTCAAACACTTCTACAAGCAACTCCAGGAATTGAGGAGCTTATTAGGCGTGACTTGACCGACACAATCAACGTTGGTATTGACGCTGCTGTAATTGCTGGTTCTGGTTCTTCTGGTCAGCCAACAGGTATTACCGGAACTTCAGGAATTGGTTCTGTTGCTATCGGCACAAACGGTGGCGCTATTACTCTTGAAACTCTTGTCAATCTTGAGGAAGAAGTATTAGTAGACAACGCAATGGGTCCAAGCATGGCCTATGCAACTAACCCTAAAGTTCTTTCTGAATTGAAGAAACTAAGAGCTGGTGGTTCTGCGGCTGGTGACGGTTCTTTCCTTTGGAACACTGATACAAGCGGCATTGGTCGTGGCGGCACACCGGGCGTTATTAACGGCTATCCAATAGGAGTATCAACAAACGTACCTAGCAACCTAACTAAAGGATCTAGCTCTAGTGTTTGTTCTGCTGTTATCTTTGGTGACTTCTCACAAGTTGCCTTGGGTGTATGGGGTAACGGTTTAGAAGTTGAAATTGGTACAGATTCCGATGACTTCAGCAAGGCATTAACAAGTGTCAGAGCTATTACAACAATTGACGTTGCTGTAAGACAAGCCTCTGCATTTGCTGCTTGCTTAGACGTTACAACCTAACGATTAGTGGGGGCTTAATTGCCCCCTTTTTTTTCTCATGGAAGTATTAATCACACGATCGACCGCAGTTGGCGGTGTTCATTTAGGTGAAGGCGAAACGCACGACCTAAGTGATAAAGACGCAGCAACCCTTCTAAGTATGGGTAAGGCTGTTAAAGCTTCTGATGCGCCTGCTTGTCCACCTACTCCACCAAAGGCAAAAGCTAAAAAGCCTAAGAAAGCTGCCGTAATTATTGACGAAGTAGAAGAAGATGGCGCTGAGTGATGACTTAGACGGGTTCTTTTCTGATTTTGCTGTTGATGTTTCAGCAGGTGGAACAAATGGTAAAGGAATATTGGATGAACCCACCTCAGTTATTGCAGGTGACCAAGTAATCATGGTTGATAGGGTTTTACATTGTAAAAACTCTGATTTTGGAACTCTTGTTGGTGGCGATGCAATCAGCGTCAATTCTGTTAATTACAAAGTGCGCACTAACGAAAAAGATTTAGACGGCCTTACTTGTCAAATCTCATTGGAGAAAGTTTAAATGGCCTCAAAAAGAGAAGACATATTAGACGCAATTAAAACAGCATTAGCGGGAACTAGCGGAGTCTCGACTAGGATTTATAGGAGTAGGACGATACCTCTTGCTCAACGTTCACAACTTCCAGCGTTAATTATTGAGTGGAGTAATGACACTCCTGAGCAAAACACAGCTCTACCTACCCTTGATTGGAGTCTCAGTTGTAGCGTTACAATTCTAAGTTCAGGCGACGTACCCGACGAACAGGCAGACTCTACTTTAGTTAGTATGCACAGCAAGATAATGGCAGATTTAACGTTAGGCGGAGAAGCAATAGATATTCAACCAAGTTCAGTTTCTTTTGAAGCGATTGATGGCGATAGTCCTATTGGAGTAACTACCTGTGAATACATCGTTTTATATAGAACAGAAGTTGATGATTTAACGCAGTAATACGGCTAAATAGCGTAGGCAGGTTAATATGTAAGCATATGTTTTAAATCCGTTGAGCCGTGGCATTACTCTCAAGATCTAGGCTGATTCAAACAAAACTTGAAAGCAGTTCAGGAAGCGACAGCAGCCCTGCTGGAACGGATGCGCTATTAGTAAGAAATTTAGATGTAACACCTATCGAAGCGGAAACAGTAAGTAGAGATCTGATTAGGTCTTACATGGGAAATAGTGACCAGCTCTTAAGTAATGTCAGAGTGGCGTTAAATTTCGAGGTTGAGGTTGCGGGATCTGGAGCCGCCGCGACCCCTTCAAGAATGGATAGCTTGCTTAGAGCTTGCGGTATGTCTTCTACTACTACAGGATCAGCAGTAACAGGATCATCACAGGCAGGAAGCGCAGGTTCTATAACTCTTGCATCAGGTGCTAGCGCAACAGATGATATTTACGTAGGAATGACAATAACCATAACTAGCGGAACAGGTAACGGTCATAAAGGCTTGATTGTTGATTATGTAGGTAGTTCAAAAGTAGCCACAGTAAAACCCGGCGGAACAGCGACCTTTGTTCCTGGATCAAGTTCAGGTTATTCAATTAGTGCCAACGTAAAATATCTACCAATATCAACAGGCTTTGAATCAACCACTATTTATTTCAATAACTCAGGCGTTTTACATAAAGCGGTGGGTTGTCGAGGAAGTGTAAATATGTCACTTGGGCTAGGCGAAATTCCTACATTTAACTTCTCCATGACGGGGCAATATGTGGCGCCAACAGATACCGCACTTCCTGCTACAACCTATTCAAATCAGACAACACCCGTTTTATTTAAATCAGGTAATACCGTTGCTGTTTCTGTGATGGATTACGACACTGCCAAGATTTCAAATATTAACGTTGATATGTCTAATGAAATCGTTTATAGAGAGCTTGTCGGGGGATCAACTGAGGTGCTTTTAACTAACAGAGCACCAACAGGTGAAATCGTTGTTGAAGCACCAACCATTGCACAGAAAGACTTCTTTACTATTGCAAATGACAACACAACAGGACGTGTTTGCTTCCAGCATGGAACTACAGCAGGAAATATTGTTAGCGCTGTAATGCCTGTTTGTGATATTGGCAACCCAACTTATTCAGATGATTCAGGGATACAGATGCTATCTATTCCTTATGTCCCAACACCTAGCGCAAGCGGTAACGACGAGTTAGCTTTAGTCTTCCAGTAAATAATTGCCAAAAACGTAAGCTCGGCTTACATTACTATTTAGACGTAGCAAATTTAATGGCTTTTACTTTAAAGCAAAGTGACACTTATCAATGGCCTGTAGTTATTGATATTCCTGTTGATGGTGGCAGGCATGATAGGCAAACTTTTGATGGTGAATTTAAAAGGGTGACTCAATCCCGTATTCGTGAAATGGGCCAACTAATTCAAGAGGAAGAAATAACGGATGCTGATTTAGTAAGAGAAGTTTTAGTAGGTTGGACAAATATTGATGATGATGACGGCAACCCTGTTAAATTTTCTCAATCAACCTTAAATCAATTAATAGATATCCCTTTAGTAGCAACTGCTATTGCAACTGCTTACTTTAATTCTATGGCTGGAGTCAAAAGAAAAAACTAACGGAGGCCGCCGAATACTGGGCGGCTGGGGATAAAAATAATACAGATGAGTTAATGAGTGATGCTGCAATGATGGGCATTGCATTACCTGAGCCAGAAAAGGGACCAGATTTTGAAGTATGGCCTGATAATTGGGAAATTGTAGAAATGTTTTTACGTGTCCAAACTCAATGGAATATGAGTTTTGGCGGAATAACTGGTTTAAATTATGCAAGCGTATTAGCTATTATGGATATGTATAAATATGATGATCCTGTAGCTGTGTTTGAAGGTCTTCAAATTATGGAAGTAGCAGCTATGGAAGCTATTAATAAGGAGGCTAAAAAATAAATGGCTAAGTTTCCAATAATCATTGCTGCCAAGACAAGCGGGGAAGGTCAAATAAAGCGCATGGGTAATTCCATGCAAGGAGTACAAGGGAAAGTTAAAAATTTAAAGATGGCTGTTGGTGGTCTAACGGCTGCTTTTAAAGCGTTAGCTGTCATTTTAGCGGCGGGAGCATTTACGAAATTTGTAAAAGGTGCAATAGATCAAGCAGATGCTTTTGGGAAGTTAAGTAGTCAAACAGGGATAGCAGCCGATACTTTGCAGTCTTATGTCAACGCTGGAAAATTAGCAGGGGTAGAACAGGTAACGATTGATAAAGCGTTAAGGCGGTTGGCTCAATCAATGAGAGAAGCCGATCAAGGGATTAATACTTATCAGGATTCTTTTAATGCGTTAGGTATTAGCGTTAGGGATGCACAAGGAAATTTTAAAAGCTCTGAACAAGTCTTAAATGAAATCTCTGACAGATTTAGAGATATGCCTGATGGTGCAACGAAGGCAGCTTTAGCAATGGAGTTATTTAGTAGACAAGGGGCAGGTTTAATTCCTTTGCTTAATTCTGGTAGTGAGGCTATGAATAAATGGAATTATGCCACTAGTGAAGGTTTTGCACAAAATGCAGAATATTTTAACGACCAATTAACAATGATGAGGATTGGTTTTGATGGGTTTAGGAAACAATTATCAGATGCTTTATTACCAGCGTTAAATGCAATAGTTGAAGTTTTTAGAGAATTATTTTCTGCGGACAATGATTATACGGCTTTGTTTAATGGAATAGAAATAGCCATTAGGGGTATTGCAACGGCTGTTTATGTGGTGATTAGATTGTTTGATGAAATGTTAAGAGCTATTGGAGTTTTAGCAAAAAGGATTCAAAACGCTATTGATTCTATTGTTAGTAGAGTTCCACCTTGGTTAATAAAACTGATGGGTGGGGCAGGAAATATTTTAAAAGGAGCAGGAGAAGGCGCCGTCAATTTATATAAGGGGGGAATGGAGAAGATATACGGAGAAGATTTTGTAGAAGGATTGGAAGGAAGATTAGAGGGAGATATGGAAAAAATAAATAAGTTATTTAGTGGAAAATCAAATGCACCTGCTGAATATTTCAGAGAAGGAAGGAAAGAAGCTGGTTTATTGCAAGTTCAATTAGATAAAACTTTTGGTGGCTCGATGCTTGGCAAGCTTAAAGATTTTTCACGGTCAATGGAAGACTTAGGCGGTCAAATAGGTGATGTTGTTGTGAAGTCGTTGAAGTCAATGGAGGACAGTTTGGTTGATTTTGTGATGACGGGCAAGCTTTCATTTAAGGATTTAGCAAATAGCATTATTAGAGATATGATTAGAATCACTATTCAACAGTCGATAACAAAACCTTTAACAGGTGCTTTTAGTAGTTTGTTAGGTGGCATTTTCAGCCCAACCAAAAGCGCAAAAGGTAATGTATTTAGCGGTGGTAACCATTTAACGGCTTACGCAAAAGGTGGTGTAGTCGATAGCCCTACTATGTTTGCAATGGGAGGAGCTGGGAAATTTGGGATCATGGGAGAAGGAAGCGGACCTGAAGCAATACTTCCTTTAAAGAGGCGCAACGGTGTTTTAGGCGTAGAAGGTGGGGGCGGAACAAACGTGGTTGTTAATGTTGATGCTTCTGGTACTGAAGTACAAGGAAATGAAAATGAAGGGAAAATGTTAGGTCAATTAATCGCCGCTGCTGTTCAATCTACGATTATTAAAGAGCAAAGACCCGGAGGACTTTTAGCACCTGCTTAATTATGGCTACCTTTACTTACACCCCATCTTTTCCTGCTGATGAAAGCAGCAACCCTATTAAAAGAGTCGTAAGACTTGGGGAAGGCTATGAGCATAGAATCCAATTTGGCCTGCAACGTGACCCGAAAGAATGGAGTCTCACCTTTGCTAATAGAGACAACACAGAAAGGGATAATATTTTGACTTTCTTAGAAGCTAGAAAAGGAACAGAATCATTTGATTGGACTCCACCAAGGGGGAGCGCTGGAAAATATGTTTGTGAAAATTGGTCAATGAATAAGGCGGTAGCAGCTAGATCAACCATTACAGCAACTTTTCGCCAAGTCTTTGAACCCTAATGGCTGTTCCTGTATCTGAACTACAAAAAATTAATCCAAGTTCAGTTATTGAGCTTTTTACTTTGACCCTAGATACTACGCTTCATGGATCAACTGACGTATATAGATTTCATAACGGTTCTAGTCCTAATAATAATGGCGAGGTGATTTGGGCAGGTAATAGCTATACACGTTATCCAATTGAATGTACGGGCTTTCAACAAAGCGGCAAAGGTTCATTACCTAGACCTCGGTTAGTTGCTTCTAATGCTTTTGGACTATTAACAGCTTTAATGCTCAATACAAATGAAGTGACAACTGGAGTCGATCTAGGCGGTTCTAAATTAGTCAGAATACGCACTTTGGCCCGATACTTAGACGCTGCAAATTGGAGTACAGGCACAAACCCTTTTGGTACTCCAGACCCAACCAGTGAACTCCCCCAAGAAATTTTTCATTTAGATCGCAAGGTTACAGAGAATAGAGACATTGTTGAATGGGAATGTGCAACAGCCTTTGATCTTTCTTATGGGCCTAAAGCTCCTAAGCGTTTAATTACAAGGGCAGACTTTCCCGGCGTTGGTACTTTTGTTGGCTGATGGATTGGAAAAAAGAAGCTTTAGAACATGCAAGGCAACAACAACCTATAGAGGCTTGCGGGATTTTGGCAGTTGTGAAAGGTCGTGAAAAATATTTTGCTTGTAGGAATATTGCAGAAGATCCCATAGAGGGTTTTTGTATTGATCCTGATGATTGGGTTTTTGCAGAAGAAGAAGGCGAACCAATAGCGATTGTTCATAGTCACCCCGATTGTTCTACTGATCCAAGTCCTGTTGATTTAGCTAGTTGTGAATATATCGACTTGCCTTTTTATATTTGTAATCCTGAAACTGAGCAATGGAATTATTTTGAACCGTCTGGATATAAAGCGCCTTTATTAGGAAGAAAATGGACTTGGAAATCTGCGGATTGTTGGACCCTTGTGATTGACTATTTTGCGGAGAAAGGGTTGGAGGTGAAAAACTGGGAACGGCCTAAAAGATCAGAAGAAATTTTGACCAATGGGATTTTTGAGCGTTTAATCCCTAAAAGTAATTTTATTCTTGTTGATGATGAAATACAGGTAGGCGATCTTTTACTGCATAAATTTAAAGGGCCATGTCCTGACCATGTTTCTGTATATATAGGAGATCAAAAAGTGATTCATCACATGTACGGGAGATTAAGCAGCCGTGATCTTTACGGCCCATACCTAATAGAATCAACAGTAAGGAGGTATCGCCATGCTTAAAAGAATTAAAGTCTACGGACGGTTAAAAAAATTCCTTAAATGGGATAACGGTGTTTTTGAAGCTGATGTAAGAAGTATTGCCGATGTAATGAGCTTTCTAAAAGCAAATTGGCCTGAGATCAAAGGCCATATGTCTAAGCAGCATTACAAAGTAATTATTGGTGAACGTGATTTTGATATTGATGAAATAAATGATCCTATAGGTCAGACAGAAGAAATAAAGATTGTTCCGGTAATGGTTGGGGCTAAGGGGGCTTGGAAATTTGTTGCAGGCGTGGCTTTGGTTGCAGGTGCAATAATGCTTGGCCCTGTTGGAGCAACTTATTTAGGCGGGTTGGTTACGGCTGGAGGTGGTTCGGCGGCAATTATTGGCGGTGTCGGTGCAACTATCATGGCAGGGGTAGGAACTGCTTTAGCTTTTGGCGGTGTTGCAGAAATGCTTACGCCTCAACCTGAGTTGCCAGAAATGCCCGGCGCAGGTGAAAACTCAATTGATCCACAAAGTAATTATTCCTTTAGCGGTGTTCAAAACGTTTCAAGATCTGGAATACCTGTAAGTTTGGTTTATGGATATGAAGTCATAGTAGGTTCCGTTATCGTTAGTAATGGAGTCGATACAGTACAAGTTGAGGGAACTGCTTAACTATGTGGGGACAAGGCCTTATTGCTCAAGTGACAAAAATCACTGACCCAACGCTGCCAAAGGATCGGCTAGGAAGTAAGCAGTTTGCAACCTATGTTGACGTATTGGGAGAAGGGGAACAAGGGGGCTTTCCTTCTGCTGATGGTTATACGCAAGGCACAACAAACTACAACACAGCAGCATTAAAAGATATTTACTTAAATGGAACTCAAATACTTACATCTTCTGCTGATCCAACCAACCCACAGGACACAGATTATAACTTTAGAGATGTTGGCTTTACCCCTCGTTTTGGGACTGCTAGTCAAACATTTATTCCCGGCATCGCTGATATAGAAACAGAAAAATCTGTAGGAGTTGTTGTTGAAAATGGTTCGCCTGTTACAAGGTCAATTACCAATACGGATGTTAATGCTGTTAGGGTTACTGTTGCTTTCCCACGGTTAGAAAAATATGAATCTAATGGAGATATAAACGGGGCAGAAGTTTCTTTAAGTATTCAGATTCAACATAATAGCGGCGGCTATACAACAGCCATTACAGATACAGTTAAAGGGCGTTCATCTAGCACCTATGTTAGAGATTACAGGGTCACCTTAACGGGTGCTTATCCTGTTGATGTTCGTGTGGTTCGTAACACCGCAGATAGTACAGATGCAAAGCTACACAATTCCTTTCAGTGGACAACATACACAGAAATTATTGACGAACAGAGAGCCTATCCCAATACAGCACATGTAGCATTAAGGTTTGATGCGGAGCAATTCCCACAGATCCCAAGGCGTTCATATAAGGTCAGGGGCATAAAAACAAAAATTCCAGTTAATTCAACAGTACAAAGTGATGGATCTTTAACTTTTAGTGGTTCATGGAATGGTACTTTTAAAGCAGATAAAGAATCACATTGCTGTCCCGCTTGGATACTTTACGACCTTTTAATTAATGAAAGATATGGATTTGGTTCTCATATAACAGAGTCACAAATTGCTAAATATGATTTTTATAATGCAAGCGTTTATAACAATGCACAGATTAATAATGGATTAGGTGGAACAGAACCAAGGTTTACATTTAACGGCGCAATTCAAAGACAAACTAACGCTTATAGATTAATTCAAAATATATGCGCATCAATGCGGGTTATGCCCTATTGGTCCAATGGAACATTAACAATTAGTCAGGACGCACCAAAAGATTCAACTTATTTATTCACCCTTGCAAATGTAACAGAAGGCGGTTTTGTTTATAGCGGTTCAAGTGTAAAGACAAGAGCAACTCAAGTTAATGTTTCTTACTTCGATAATGAAACACAAGAAATAGATTGGGAAGAAGTAGGAGATACAAATTATCAAGCTAAGTTTGGAATTATTCAGAAAAATATAAAAGCCTTTGGGTGTACTTCAAGGGGGCAAGCTTCAAGGCTTGGAAAGTGGATGCTCTACACCCTCTTTAATGAAACTGAAACTATTACTTTTACATCGACTATAGAAACCTGCACAATTGCGCCCGGTGATGTAATAGACGTTGCTGATCCTGTTAGAAGTGGATTAAGAAGAGGCGGCAGGATTAACGCAGCTACAACAACACAAGTAACGGTAGATAATACAGATCAGACAGACTTAGATGCAACAAATAACCCAATACTTTCTGTTGTTTTACCTGATGGCTCAGTAGAAGCAAAAACAGTTACTTCTATTGTTGGTGCTGTTATTACTGTTAGTTCTGCTTTCTCTGTGGCTCCAAATGTAAATTCTGTATGGACCCTATCAAATGACACAGTTCAAACAAGCCAATGGCGGGTAGTAAGCATTTCAGAAGTAGATGAAAGCGGGTATCAAATAACGGCCCTTGCTTATAACTCTGGTAAATACGCATATGTAGAAGATGGCGCAACTCTGCCAACTCGTACTGTCTCTATCCTTAATCAAATATTGAGTCCACCGGGCAACCTTCAGGCTATAGAGCAAATTGTCAATATTAATAATCAGGCCAAAGCAAAAATTATTGCAAGTTGGACTCCTGTTTCAGGTGCCACAAATTATCGTGTTCAGTGGAAAAAAGATAATGGAAACTGGATACAAGATACAGCCTATGGGTCTGATTATGAAATTTTAGATACTTCAGATGGGATATATGATTTCAGGGTATTTACTTTAAATAACGCTTTAAAACCTTCTGCTAATCCTTCAACAGTTAGTTTCTCTGCTGTTGGTAAAACTGCTGTTCCTGCTGATATTGCAAACTTAACTTTTGAAGCGGTTAGTTCTAATACAGGTCGCTTACGTTGGGATCAATCAGCAGAGTTAGATGTAAAACTTTCAGGAAAGATAGAAATCAGACATTCTTCTGATACGTCAGGCAATGCAATTTGGTCTAAAGCAACAAGTCTAATTCCAGCTATTAGCGGTTCTGCTAGCCAAGCAATAGTTCCATTAGTAGAAGGCGAGATTTTTGTTAAAGCTGTTGATGATGGAAACAGGGAAAGCACTAATGCAACTTCAGTTATTGTTGATTTGCCTGATGCGACAACATCTTTAGGGGTCTTTACACAACGGGAAGATTCAATTAGCCCAACACCTTTTACAGGTGCAAAAACTAATGTTTACTATGACGCTGGGAACGATTGCATAACCCTTGAGGGTGAAAATAGTTTTGATGCAATTACAGATGTAGATGCTGTTGCTAACTGGGATATTATCGGGGATGTTGATACGACTGGAACATATCTATTTGCTAATCAATTAGATCTAGGCGCTGTTTATTCTCTTGATTTAAAACGGCACTTATTAACAGAAGGATATTTACCAGATGATTTATTTGATAGTCGTGCAGCGCTTTGTGATACATGGCCTGATTTTGACGGGGCAAATCCTTCTAATGTTGACGCAAAGATCTATGTAAGAACGACTGATAACGATCCTGCTAGTGGTTCACCTACTTGGAGCGCATGGCAAGAGTTCGCAAATGGAACACATAAAGCTAGAGGATATGAATTTAAATCTGTTCTTAGTTCTGCTGATACTGACGAGAATATAAGAGTAAAAGAATTGGGCTATTCAGCAACATTAAAGAGAAGACAAGAACAAAGCGTGGCGGCTGTTGCTAGTGGGGCAGGGGCTAAGACAATTAACTTTAGTAAGCCGTTCTTCGTGGGAACAAGCGGACTTGGGGGCGTTAATGCTTATCTTCCATCTGTCTCAATTTCAGTAAATAATCTAAGTAGTGGTGATTATATAGATGGGCCAAGCGTTACAGCGTCAGGGTTCTCTTTCACGATTAAGAACTCAAGTGGGGCTGCGATTAATAAAAATGTGACTTGGCATTGTGCGGGTTATGGCTTAGGGGTATAGAATAAACTCAATATTGCTATTACTACGTATTAATGGCACAAGCGACTAAACACGAAGTTGATAATGGAACAGGCGCCGCAGTTCGTGCGGCTATTAATACTGTCTTCGCAGCGGCGGTAAGTCAAAACAGCGGGTCGTCTGAACCTAGTGGGACTAAATACGCTTACATGCTATGGGCCGACACTAATACAGGAAAATTAAAAATTAGGAACGCAGCTAATAATGCATGGGTAGAGGTTGGAACTTTAGCTACTGCAAATTTAGGTTTAGCCCCAGCCGCAAGTCCTACGATTACAGGAACGGCTGACTTTGATAGCAATACGGCAATTAAGTGTCCAGACGGCACAACCGCACAACGTCCGGGGTCGGCTAGCGTTGGGATGCTTCGCTACAACACGACTACCAATTCCTTCGAAGGGTATTCAGGAGCATCGGCGGCATGGGGGGAGATTGGCGGATCTGCTGGAGGTGCTACGGGTGGAGATTCAGGAGACAATGCTGTTTTCTGGGAAAACCAAAAAACCGTAACTCACGATTACACAATAACGGCGGCAAGAGGGGCAGGTAGCTTTGGCGAGATCACAATTAATGCAGGTAAAACGGTCACGATCCCTAGTGACTCCACTTGGACCATTGTTTAAATTATGTCATTAACTATCAGCGGAACAACAGGAATAGCTTTACCGGACGGCTCAGTTGCAGCGCCGTCAACCCGTGGACAAGACGCAAACAGTGGCGTTAGTTATGGGGCTGACTCCATTAAATTCTCAACGGGTGGCGTTGAGAGAATGTCGATATCAAATAGTGGGGTTGTCGGGGCAGGTGGTGGAAAAATAGGTAAAGTTCTGCAATCAGTTAAAACTGACACGTCTAGCACAGGTAGTACGACTGGGTATGTATTACCTGGGACGGATCAAACTGGAAGTGGTTCAGTATTTTGCGTAAAAATCCAACCAAGTGCAAACGATAGCAAGATTTTGGTTTTAGTAGATGTTTGCTTTTCTTGTAATCAAATCTATTACATGGATATTTTAAGAGAAGTAAGCAGTTCAGATACAAACATTTATAGAGGTGCTTCAGCTACTAATAAAGTGCATCATACGATGGGTGGTTATCACGATGCTGACGGTGGAAGTACAGGCAATGTCTCACTGACTTTCAAACACAATATGCACCATGTAATGAGTTATTTAGATTCACCAGGGACAACAAGTGAAATCACATACAAATTGACTTTTAAAGTTGCGAGTGGTGGTTACGATGTTTTGTTTAACAAAAACTGGGGTGACGGCAGTAATGATGCTACTTCTGTAAGGACTGCTTCTAGTATTACTTGTATGGAGGTATTGGCATGAGATATTCCGATATGGAGGCAATTAAAAAAGCCTATCCAACAGTTGTATCTATTGATGAGACACATGGTTGCGTTGATAAAGATGGAAAAAATGTCACTGTTACACAGGCAAAGGTGAATACAGCAAGAAATACCTTAAACACAGAAGCAGCAGCCGTTAAATATAAAACTGATCGAACAACTAATGGCTCAACCACTTACGACACAGTAGGTAACCAGCTCGATATGTTGTATGCAGACTTAGTGGCAGGTAAACTCGATGCAACTGGCACGTGGGCCAAACACATTAAATCCGTCAAGGACGCTAACCCGAAACCATGAGCAGCGTAAAACTAAAACATAGTTCTGGAAACGGAACGATTATTAACGGGCCAGCAGCTAACCCTTCTGCTGATATCAGCTTAAAGGTTCCGTCAACAACGGGATCATCCGGTCAAGTCCTTGCGGTTGCTTCTGCTAATCACAGCTCAACAAATGCAGAACTTGAATGGGTAGCTAATAGTGCAGGCACTGGCAGGAAAATATTAGAACAGTTCTACTCTCCTTGCGATGGGTCAGTAATAGCTTTGTCAGCGGGAAATCTAACTCTTCCTGATGTTACTGCAATGCAAGACTCTACAGCATCACATGCTGATCAGACAGGATCAAATATTACTTATACACCTCCAACAGGAACTACTCAGGTTATTTATGAATTTGCATTTTATTACCATGTCTATGGTGGTACTAGTTTTACTCATCATAAATTAAGTATAGGCGGTACTGAAGTAACAGACGCTAGAAGAACAGAAGGCCATGAAGTCCAATCAGGTGGTGTCACTAAATCATTCAAATGGGCATTTAATATTGGTGGCAGTACTACTGCTGCTACAGGTAGGCAAGCAAGCTGGACTAGTGGTAAGGAACTTAAATGGGAATGGAGACATTATGGTAGTGGAAATGAAGCATCTGCTGGCCGACTAGCTTATTGGGATGGTGCAGACATCACTGATGTTCCTGTTAGACCTTCAGTAGGCATCACAGCCATCGGTTAATTATGTCAACACTCAACACCCAAAACGTAAAACACGAAACTAGCGGAATTAATACGCTGGTCTTTGATAATGGTGGAACGTCCGGGGGCAACGGGAGGGTAACGTGCAAGGGTACTATTGGGGAGATCAGCGCACTTGGCAACAAAACAGGTGACGTTCTAATTGATATGAAGACGGCTAATAATTTCAGCATGACTTTGACAGGGAATATTGCTCTAAAGAATCCAACAACAGTTGCGCCTGGCCAGAGCGGCGTTTTGTATATTTCTCAGGATGGCACTGGGTCGAGGACTTGGAGCGCAGAGTCTTACTGGGATTTTACTGGAGGAACCTTACCGACTCTTTCTACAGGAGCTAATGCGGTTGATGCTGTTGTTTGGCATGCTCGAACAGCTTCTAAAATTACAGCGCAAGTTATTCTTGACTTACAATAAATGGCTCTTGGTACTCCTCTCCCTTTACTACTTTCAACAGTAGATAGTGGATATGAAATAGAAAGATCTTTAAGGTTTAATAGAGATGATTCTCCAAAATTAACTTTCACTCCCTCATCAACAACTAATAGTAAAACCTTTACACTTTCCTTTTGGTTCAAAGTAGGACAATTAAGTAGCACTAATACTATTATCTTTGAGGGAAACACAAGTAATGCTAATGGTTTTATAATTGCGCTACAGGTAGATGGAACACTTTATTTATATGACCAAGGTGTATTTCAAATTTGGTCACTTAGAAAATTTAGAGATCGCTCAGCATGGTATTCATGTGTAGTTGCTATGGATACCACTCAAGCAACAGATACCAATAGGGTTAAGGTGTATATAAATGGAGTTGAGGAAGACCTGAGTACATGGGAGGTAGGATCGGGAGCTAATAGATATCCGGGTCAGAATAATGATTTAGATATCAATCAGACCAACGAGATGGCTATCGGAAGAAGTGGTTGGACTGGTGGTAATGACCATTGGGATGGCTATTTAGCTGAATTTCATAGCGTTGATGGTACACAATTAACCCCTAGTTCTTTTGGTGAAACAAATGCAGATACAGGGCAATGGATACCTATAAAATATGCTGGAGCACATGGTACAAATGGATTCTATTTAAACTTCTCTGATAATTCAGGAACGACAGCAACAACATTAGGAGCTGATTCGTCAGCTAATAGTAATAACTGGACTCCTACTAACTTCTCAGTTGCAGCAGGTGTAGGGAATGATTCATTAACAGATACACCTACAAATAACTATCCAACTCTTAATCCTGTAGATGGTTATTCAACTGCTTTTTATTCAGGAACGAATGGAAATTTAGATTTCAACATTGCTGACACTTCTGCTATTCCTTATTCGACAATAGCAATACCTACTTCTGGTAAGTGGTATGCAGAATTTACAGCAACGGATTTAGAAAGTGGATGCTTTGGTTTAAAACCTATTGAGGATTTTGGTCTTTTTTCTGAAGGATATTTATATACTTATCATGGAAAGATTTGGAAAGATAATTCAGAGACTCAAACTGTAGCAGCTATTTCTGATGGAGATATAATTGGTGTTGCTGTTGATAGAAGTGCTCAAACTGTTCAATTCTCAAAGAATGGGACTAATATTGGTAATACAGAAGCATTAGTGGCGGGTACAGAATATAAATATTGGATTGCTAGATACGCAAGTTCAGGTGGAAATCCCCAAGGTTCAGTCAACTTTGGACAACGTGCTTTTTCACATCAGCCAACAGGTTTTGTAGGTTTATGTACAAGTGAATTACCTGAACCAACAATTAAAAAAGGAAGTGATTATTTTAATACTGTACTTTATACAGGTACAGGTTCTGACTTAGCAGTAACAGGTGTTGGATTTCAAACAGACTGGGCGTGGATTAAAAACAGATCAAATGCTGGAAACTGGCACGATTTATATGATTCTGTTCGTGGTGTAACAAAAAGAATATTTTCAAACGAAACTGCTGCAGAACAAACTCAAGCACAAGGATTAAAGGCTTTTAGTTCTGATGGGTTTACAGTTGGAAATAATAGTGATGTAGGTTCAAATGGTAATACTTATGTTGCATGGAACTGGAAAGAATCAGCTTCAGCAGGATTTGATATTGTCTCTTATACAGGTACTGGTTCTAATCCACAAACAAGATCACACGGATTGGGAGTTGCTCCTGAGATGATAATTGTCAAATCTAGAGATTCTAGCGATCATTGGGGTATTTATCACCATAGAGTGCAAGCAACTACTGCTAGTTCTGCAACTTATTTCGGAAGGTTAGATACAAATCAAGCCTTTGAAGATCATCCAACATGGAACGATACAGTACCAACAAGTAGTATTTTTACTACCCAAAATCATGCAACTGTGAATTTAAGTGGTGATAATTATATTGCTTATCTATTTGCAGGTGTAGAAGGATATAGCAAGGTAGGTAGTTATACAGGAAACGGAAATGCTAATGGTACTTTTATTTACCTAGGTTTTAAACCTGCATTTTTACTAGTCAAGTGTACAAATAGTGCAGAAAATTGGGAAATATATGATAACAAACGATTAGGATATAACGTAGATAATAATGTACTCATACCTAATTTAGACGATGCTGAGTACACACAAGATAGAGTTGATCTTTTATCTAATGGATTTAAAGCAAGAATAAACAGTGGCGGAATAAATGGAAGTAGTAAAGATTATATTTACTATGCTCTTGCGGAAACTCCATTCAAGTACGCCAACGCACGTTAAACTAAACTCATGGCTTTCCAACTTGATTCAAAACCTTTAGGTGTAGACGTTGCTTTCAAAACGTCCGATGGTACTCAATACCCTGCTAACTGGTTAAGGCTGGCAACTGCTGATGAAAAGAAGGCAATCGGCATTACTGAAGTTGCTGATGAAGCTACCTATGACCAGAGGTTTTATTGGGGCGTAGGTAATGAAAAGAGACTTACTGATGAAAATGCAAAAGATTCAGATGGCAAATTGATAAAAGATGCTGATGGCAATCAGGTGATTAACGAAGGATTAAAAACACAATGGGTTAGACAACAGAAGGAAGCAGCAGGAAGTTTATTAGCTAAATATGATTGGTACGTTGTACGCAAAGCCGAGAAGACAACAGCGATTCCTTCCTCAATAGTGACTTATAGAGATGCAATAAGAACTACATGCACAACAAGAGAAAACGAAATTAATGCTTGCTCTGATGTTGCAGCATTAAAGAAATTAATTGATGGAACTTACGATAGTGATAGAAAAAGAACCGCAGGAATCACCTTATGGCCGACTGATCCGAACGAATAAGTATAACGTTGCCAACCATATAAAGCGGTAGTAAAGCAGCCCCAGCGGCAAAGGTAATAATCATTACGGGGCCTAATGCCTTTAAGAAAGCATCTCTAAAAATATTGCCGTCCATGTTCATTAAGTGCCGTTATGGTTAATATGTCTGCATATTAAATACAAATCAATGTTTAGACGTATTTTAGATGGGTTAGCTGTCGCTAGTTTCGTTTTAATCGCTGGTACGCTTGGTTCAGGCTTCTTTGCTTATAAGTACCTGACCAGTCCACAAGGTCTGGCGAAAATTAAAAACGCAATTATGGGTGATATAACAAAGGCTATACCAGGCGCAATAGATGGACAACTACCAAAGGCTACAGG